GAACTCCCGCCGTATTTACAACAATATTTTCTGGTGTTGTCTCTTCTGAAGATGCAGGTGCCATGATACCCACTTCATCCGGAGATGATAATTTGTTAACAAAATCACTAAATGTTCCAACAAAGTCCTCAGTTTCTGAAAACAGATCGATTGTTTCGTAGTTTATCGCGGTGCTTTCATAGGAGGAAAATTCCAGTCTATAGGTAACCGCTTGCGATGATCCTAGTTTTACTATGCCAGGTGATATATCAGAAATTATGGAGACATTGTAAACATAGAATTCCAGTGCTCTGGAAGGAACCTCTGGTGGAGGCATATCATATCTTCGATTCTGTTCCGTTATTGTGGTATTATATGACAATCTAAGCATCGCACCAGTTTTTGCTAAATTGCCTATATTTGGTAATCCACCTCCAACATTAGAATCTGGGTTTGGATCATTTAGAATGATGAATCCACTGATGCCGCTATTGAAAATACCCTCTTCTATAGACATCCCACCAAACGTACTTGACGCTTGAAACTGATTCAGTATATTTGTATATGAATCATCTCCGGGTGCTCTTAACGAAATCTCTGTAAAAACAATATCATTACGCATTAAAATCTCTCTTTATGTTTTCCACAACATTACCAATAATCGTTTCTGGTAATACTCTCACATTTCTCTTTTCTTCGTTTTGATTCTGGAAGACTGACTCAATAGTGGAGGTATTTATTGATGTAGTATAAGCCATATTATCTGTACCAGTCTGTCCATTTGCTGATAAAATATATCCTTCTAAGACCGAACATGGTCCGTTGGTGTTACCTGAGTTGTATGTCGTTCCAGCAAACTCTGTAATTGAAGTTGACGGTGCTAATCCATCAATAAAAATATTTTTGGTGTATGGACTCACTTGGACACCACTACTCGATTCAAATTTATGTACAGAGTCCAAATATAAACTGACCCGTTTCATAGTAAATTCGTCACCAGAATTTCCCGGATAATTTGGGTCCAAGGCAAAGGCATTATTATCCCCACTCACATTAGAGACATTTATTTTTGATCCATTGTTTCCATAACTACCATCTCTATTTCTCTTAAACAAGTAAAATCTATTGTCTTCCTTGAAAAGTTCATCCTCGGTTTGACTACCAGTATTACCCATGCTATAGTTTTTTATCCACATTTTTCGGTAATGTGGATCCCAATTTTCTACTACACCGTAAGTTAAAGTTATATCTTCTAAATCACTATTATCTGGCGTATAGCCATCGAAGTCCGATTTAAGGACAAAAATATCTCCTCTATTAGGACGTAATTCTGGTTGTTCTAACATATGGAAAGCATATCCAGCATACTCACTTTCCAACAATTCAGTATATTCTTCGCCTGTTACTGGCCAGTAATTATCAGAAACAATGTTATTATTTAATAAATTGATATAAAAAAAAGAAGGATCTTGATATAACATGATTGAAAGTTGGTCAGGACTCTGATTATCAGTAAGATTTATCGTGTCTTCTTGTGTGGGACTAATAACAGGTCTTCTGAAAATATTTTTCACATTTTCAGTCACACCGTTTGGAAACTTATATTCTATATTATTAAAAAAATCGAAGTATGTCATCCACCACTCCCGATAGAATTAAAGAATTCCGATCTACTTGTTATGAAGTTGCGGTAATTAAACACATTTTCTAGTTCAATAAACGAACAAGAGAGGTAGTAAGAAAAAGGAGTTCGTGCTTGTACATTACCGGCGATGAACGATTGGTTATCGAGTCCGTGCATAACAGTATTAAGAATACAAATTTTAGGTGCTCCAAGCCATGTCCGAGTTGTTTGGAACTCAGCCCCACCGTTGCTGTCAACAGCACTTATTGTCCATACGTTTGGGGGACGCATTCTACTTGCCTGCGCTATGGCACCCTCACCTGCAAAATTACCTACAACAGGCATGGATAAGGTTTCGAAAGACTCTCCTATATCTCTAGCAAGAAAGGTGTTTGCGTTGTTTGCAGTTGATTTGAGATTCCACGAAAAATTATACTTTCTCTTTGATGAACCCAGATAACCAGCCTCTGTTGTGAGTAACTCTAATCGACCCAAATTTGATGTAATTTGACCAAAGGCATCACCTTGGAATCTTTCTGATACATCTGTGAGTGCTGATTCTACACTATCAAGAATCTCACCAAAACTTTTCTCTGCTAACGATGATGGATCAAAGTCTGGATTTATCGTCCCAAGTGCTTGCTGCATGTTTTCCATCATCGGAGCATCCTCTGAGTATCTGTGAGAAGTACCTCTATTAACTTTACAGCCAGGCAAAATTATCGTTTGCACTGGATTTGACAGATTTGCCCTATCTCTAGATGTTCTAGGGTAGTTATAGCAATTAAATATCATATAATAAGGTGCCTCTGCTGATCCGTTAGTCCAACCCCAAGATAACATATTCTTTCCTCCTAGTTCATTCATATATATGTATGTTATGGCATATAAAACCAAGTACAGTCCAGATAATCCCTCAAAGTATATCGGTAACCCAACCAAGATTGTGTGTCGATCAACATGGGAGAGAAAACTGTGTAAATATCTGGACAAAAATGTTAATGTTCTTAGGTGGGCGAGTGAAGAAGTGGTAATTCCATATCTCTCCCCCGTGGACAACAAAATGCACAAATACTACCCAGATTTTATTGCCGAAGTAAAGACGAAAACTGGAGAGATAAAAACTTTCCTGATTGAAGTGAAGCCATATAAACAAACGAAACCGCCGGTGATCAAGAAAAGAAAAACTAAAACATATGATATGAATCTGAAGACCTATACTATAAATGAGGCGAAATGGAAAGCAGCGAAAAAAGTTTGTTCTGATAATGATTGGGAATTTACCATCTTAACTGAAAATGAACTTTTCAAAGGAAAGCAGCTAAAATGAGCGAAAACGTAGACAATCTAATAGCAGAACAAGGAATTTACAGCAATGGTCTCATGAAACGTAACCGGTTTCATATAGATTATGATGTGAGAACTCCCACATATCAGGTTTTTGGAACAAACGTGCCTGTGTTTTCTGTGCAAATTCCCGGATGGGATGTTACCACAACGATCGAGACTAATGTCCGTGGAAATGTAAAACATTTCCCTTACAGGAAAAATTGGACCCAACA